GGCGTACCATAGATACTGGTGAACTTGCCTCTGGGATCATCGTAATAGAATATGTAGTTGGCTGCGTATTCTTGATAGCGACGTTCGCCATCTCTACGCTCAACCACATGTATGCGATCGTGTTCACGATCAAATAGTGCGTCAATATAACTCAATGCTTTCTCCAGTTATGGCTGGCTTGCCATGATTCATGTTGCTTACGGCAACGACTCGTCTCTCGTGAGATATTTATAATGTCTTGCCTACGGTGGTCAAGATTTGCTCAAGCAATTCGTGATCCTGTTGCTCGCGACCAAACTCACTCTTGTGCGCCAGGCGAATGGCTTTTTTGAGAACGTTGGGTTTGATTTCAAGTTCTTCTGCAACGGCCTTGATCGTGTCATTGAGTCCACCGGTCAAGGTTTCGATTTCATGCATAACCTGCATGCCTTCGTTGATAACCTGATTGAGTTTTTTGGTTTGGTCTGAGTTGAAGTTTTTGGTTGCCATGTGTTTCCCCTTTGATAAAATACTATTATAACAAAAAAAACTTTTAAGTCAACTGATAACCTGATTTATTTTTAAACACAACTGTTTTGGTATGATCTACAACGCTATCCAAATCTTGAGAACTAGGGCACTGGCGACAGACAGCATGCGGTTTTCCAAAATTTCGTATAAACTGCTCTAATTCTGAATCAGAACAAGAAGGTTCTAACCCAGGCGCAAGGTAAGGTTGCCATTGCTCCCAGTTGGGTCGATTGTAACGATCTAAAAGTTCTGGAGTAAGTCCAACTGTTCCACACTTGTAAAGTCGTCCATTGTACAGCAAGGGGCATCTTTTTTGCACACACAGATCAAAGGCCTTGTGCGGTGCATTGTCATGAGGTGCCATATTATCATATTCGTTGCGGAAAGTTTTCAAGAATGTTTTAGGTTGTGCAATTTGAAATCTAAACTGATTTGTAGTTAGCCAGCGGTCGATGCCAAACTCATGCACTGGTTGCCAGTCATAACTGTCGTGAATACGCTGAATGACTGCTGAAAGCTCGGCGGTAATTACGTGTTGGCTTATTTTTAATGTTGAATTACCTAGGGTGTGCAAAAGATCTACTATGTCCCAGTTCCGATCCAACAATAGTCCATTGGTAACAAATCTGATTTGAGTGTTGGGCATAAGTTCTCTAAATCCTGTTAGCCATTTGCGCACTTCGGGATTGATCAAAGGCTCACCACCCATGACACCTACTCCTTCTATAGAGACACGATTAATCCAGGGTTCCAGCCATTCACGTCCTTGTTGCCAGGTTGTATAGCCTTGATATTTGAGATCACTGAATGTAGTACATCCTTCGCAACTAAGGTTGCAGGTTCTGATTAACATAACTTCTAAAAATTCTAATTTCATAATTGACTCAATATGGTTTCTGTGGCCCGATTATTAATTGCCTCGGCTATGCTGAAAAACTCTCCACTCATAACATGATGTTTGTTATGCAAACATGCATCACGAGTTTGTTGATATAGATCCTGGGTCGTGTATTCAGCTAGATGTTTGATTACACCTAGCATGCCCTCCAGACGAGATAAATTTCTGGGATCTTTATCATATTTAAGATCCAGCCCATAATCAAATTTAAAACCCAATGAGGATAAAGTGTTATAAGTGTCAAATTGAGAGTTATTGATAAAGGCAGTTTCGGTTAACAAACATTTCAGTGTTTTTTCTGTAATAAAAGGTCCGGGATTTATCCTTTTTTTACCTTTATAATTTGTATATGAATAATGAAAACTTTCATTGTTGATGTTCATGGCAGAATTTAAATAGGCTGGATTATGAAATTTATTGGAATCCAATATTGTAAACTGGTCAATCAAAATAGTTTTATCCTTGAAATTTTCTATAAAATATTTGGTATATTGATCAACAGTAACATTGTTGGAAGATTGCCAGTGATGCACATCTCTTTCTTCGATTGAGTGTAAAGATACCAGGCAATTTTCCAACCCAACATGTTGTGCCAAGGCTGCTAGTGCAACAATTTTGCTTTGTGTTGCTCGAGAACACAATGCACTGACTTTGTACTGTATATTTTTATCGATCTGGTCTCCGTACATTTTGCTCAGGGTTACCAATTGATAGTGCCATTCAATGGTAGGTACAAAATGCACATTTGGCAAATGATCAAATGCGCCATAATCTTTGTACAAGCAACAAAAAAATATAGGGGCCTCGACCAACTGGGCCTGTCGTTCAATCCACTCTACGTTTGGGCCTTCAGTTTTGACCACATAACCTGCATAGCCAGATGGTAAGTCTTTGTTATTGTAATCGCCCCAAACTACGCTGGCCCAAAAAATCCTGCGACCGATCAAAGGTCTTAGAAAATCCCAACCGTAGAAATTGGTAGTGTCGGAGATTTCTTCCCAGATCGTGGGTAGAAAGAAAATTGGTTGAGAATCTGAGCTCACTTTGGCCTTGATAGGTAGCGAATCTATTTATAGCCCGGCAGCAGCCGCCGACACATAACCCCAAGGGTCCTAAGGTGTGTTCTATTTGCGTGCAATGATCATGTAGCGTGTATATTCGGTTTCGGGATCGCGTAACTGCATGCGTCCATAATACAGCACTTGACTTACAGGAAACTTTTCCACTATGTCCTTGGTGCTGTGGAACTGCTGACCAGGATCGTTGTCTCTGGCCTGCATGACCACCAAAGTACCTTCGGGTATGTTCAAGAACCATGCTCGTCCTGCCATGTCGGTCAGGCTGGTATTGATCACAACTCCTGAGTCGCCCAGTTGACGATAATCCAACTTGTTGCTGTCCGCAAGCATGTACTCGACGTTGCGGGCATCTACTCGATCTAAGATTTTTTTACTAGTGCTTAAAAATTCTTTGTTTTTTTCTACCAGCACAATTTTATCAACGGTGATTCTTGGTTGCAGTTTCATGTACAAGGCCAAGTTGCCATACCACGAACCAAGGATGTATGCTGTAGAAAAGTCTTTTTGTATGTGTTCTAACTCCGTGAGCAACCAAACTTTGCTGGCTGTCAGGTCGCGGGTCATGCTACCAGCCAGGCTGTAGCCGCTTGACTCATCAAGATTAGACTGGTGCGTATGGAAGTCTTGGAGTATCACTGCCGTCGTCCTCGGGATATACTGGATATGGGTTCATTTGCCTGCCTTGTGCAATGCCGCACCATTGTTGAAACTCTGGCTCCATGAGTTGGGCACCTTGGCTCCGCCTCTTGCCTGGCTCCAGTAGTAACCAGCTCTATGTCCTGAGCAGTCTCGGGTGCATGGACTGCCTAGAAAGCTGAGTTCATTTAATTCATCTTTGAGCCAGGTGTTGGCAAATTGTCGACACAATTCTTGTATGCGCTTGTTGCGTGTTATTTGTAAGTGATAGGTTTTATCGCCTGGGCCTGTTTGTTGGCTGGGATCTCTATAGCCAGCATAGACCTTGTGGACCGGAGTTGAACTGATTAGATCTCTACAACTTGCGCCCACACGTTCGGGCATGGGTTCAGTGCAGGGACTACAGGTGGTAATAATGATACTGCCTTCAGGAATTTCACCATACTGCTGTCTATACTTGTCTATGGCCGCACGCTCGCCATGCACATCCTTGCGGCCTTGGGCGTGATTTAGTGCCATGACTAGACGGTTACCAGGATCCAACACAGCTGCCGCTACCATGCCATAGCCATCTGGATCTGTTTGCTGACCACGGATGACCATTTCGCACAGTTCAACTAAGATGCTGTCTAACTTGTCCTGATTCTCTATGCGGAAATCACTTATCTTCATCTTGGATAGGTCCACCTTCTACCCAAGCCGAACACGTTCTCTTGGCTGCACATTTGAATTTAAGGAATTTACAATAACCCAATGTGCCTGCATCTATGGTACTCATTGGATCACTTCCGGGCTCCGTGCCAATGCCCTTGGCAATACACGCCTGCATTTTTTCTGTAATGTCAAAGGCCGCACAGTTGCCACATCTTGCTGACTTTGCTTCTTCGGAGGTAGTGTTCCACTCGTCGGCGATCTTTTGCCAGTATTCTTCATTGGGCTCGTTGGGATTTAAGGGACCGTAGTGATATTCATCTATGGCCTTTTGGCGATTCTTTAAGTTGAGGTCAATGCTCTGCGTGGCTGGTGGGCATCCTGACTCTATGGCTTCTACTAGGTTGATTAAATCTCTCATTTTTTCTTGTTGCCCCAGTTGGCGGCACCTTTTTTACGACATTGAACAAGGGCACCCGACGCATAGGCTGACGGCCAGACCTTGTAACGGCTTTTTACCTTGCGGTAGCAGGCGTCTTGTTTTTCATCTAAGTATTTCATTGCACCGGCATTCCCGTCTACGACAAATATTTTTTTACCTGTGACTTGATCAATAATTTCGGTCCTGATATCATCATAGTCGGCCCATTCAATAGCTTCTTGTTTGGCTGCTTTTAAATCGTTAGTGGTCATTATAACTGCATCCAACGTTCTATCTAACACAGCGAATCTATCTGCTGATGATTTTTTGAGATCGAGTTCTTCGTAATTGCCACCACGATTTTCTCGAACCTTGGTGGCCACATTTTTGGCTGGACCTCTGCGCTCAGGATTGGGATCTTCTCTACGCTTCTTGGCCGCTGCCGAAGCACGGCCTTTCTTGCCTAGAGCATGTGCCTTGCTTTGTGGCAAGCACTTGGGTTTGCCTTCCTTGCTGGATCCTCGGGCACAGTCGCCACGGATCTTGCCGTCGGGACCAAAACGTACCCATTTTTCTTTGAACCATTTTTTCAAATCTTCGGCCAGTTCCGTTTCTGTTTCTTCAAGAGATTTGGTCGCAGGTTTGATACGATCTATTGTTGGTGCAATGTTGCCTGTGACATCAGGAGCCGCCGGTGCGGTGCCGTATTTGGCTTGTTTTTTCTTTT